CGCGCCGTCACCAACTCAGAGGGGTGGGTGCGCGCCCTCGTGGACCTCCAGTGGGGGCGCGTCGAGACCGACACCCTCGGCAATGCTGTCGATGTGGTCTCCTATGAGGTCGCATGGCAGCTGTCCATGTTCGGGACAAGCGTCGCGGGCTCCATGGTTATACGCGGCGCCGACACGACGAAGGCCACCGTGGGCCCCCTGCTCCCGGGGACGGAGTACCGATTCTCGGTGCGAGCTCAGAGCGCTAACGCCACTGGTGCTTGGTCGCAGCCGTTGATCTTGACTACCGAGTCCGACAGGGAGCCGCCGCCAGTCCCTTCTCGCCCGGTCCTGTCACAGTCTCTCGGCGTGCTCCAGGTATGGTGGGACTACGCGGGCCAGAACGGACAGAACATGCCTGCCGACTTCGCTGGCGTTGAGGTGTCTGTGCAGCACCCTGGGCGCCCTCCGGCGAAGTTCGCGGACATGATTACCCCCATGCAGCGCACCTCCATTGCGGGCCTGGAGATCAGGGACTACGAGGTGTGCCTGCGCGCCTACGACCGGGCCGGTAACAAGTCCGAGTGGGGCCCTAAGGCGACCATCACTCTCGAGCAGTCCATTGACACGAACGCGATCGTCCGCTCAGTCGAAGAGAAGATCGCAGCCAGTGACGTGCTTCAGCGCGCCGCCCGGGCCGAGGCCCTGAAGGAGACGCAGAAGCTCTCCGAGGCCATGACGCAGGTTGCGGTATCCTTGGTGGAGACAGGCCCATACCCGCCAGACAAGGGCGTGGTCGACAAGTCGCAGTGGGTGTCCCCGGATGCTCGCGTGTTCACGTTGAGGAAGAAGGGAGACTGATATGCCATATTGGGGGAATGTTTGGAAGGATGGCCCGGATGGGCGCACGCCCATTACGGCGGAGAAGCTCACGAAGATGGAGGATGGTATCACCTCTGCGCAGTTGGAGGCGGAGAGGGCGTCTGAGTCCGCGGGCGTGGCTCGCGGGGCACTTCAGAGCGTCAACAACTCCTACCTGTCTATCGTGGATGCGATTGTCCCCATTGGAGCGGTACTCCCCTTCTATGGGTCTCGGCCGCCGAAGAACTGGCTCTTGTGCTACGGGCAGGAGGTGAGCCGCACCGAGTACAAGGCGCTGTTTGACACGATCGGGACCGCCGCCGGTAGTGGCAATGGGTCCACCACGTTCAATGTCCCGGACCTCAAGGGCAAGGTCATCTATGGTCAGGGGAGCACTGACGCGCTTGTCACTGGCTCGACCGTCGGCGAGACACACCACACGCTCACCGTGAACGAGATGCCGTCTCACGGCCACGAAATCGTTGACTCCAACAACCAGAACTCAAACTGGCGCGCCGGTAAAGCGAATACCGACATTGGGTGGAATGACGCCTCCGGCAACGGCTACACCTACGCCATGTCCACAGGAACAACAGTGGCTGATCGTCGCCCCTAGCAAAAGAACGTCGGGGGGGGCCAGCCATTCCCCGTCCGCCCCCGCGGTTCGGTCGCCTCCATGATTATTCGCGCGAAGTGAGGTGAATCGTGGCCGAAATTAAGGATGAGTACATCCAGTGGCCTGGACCGGCCACGTTTCCTGCCGAGACCACGTTCCCGGCTTATGACCGCTCCGCCGACGGGAACACGACCGTCCACTCCCACAAGGGCTGGGAGTGGGTTGAGTCCGACAACCCGTTCCAGAAGGCTGCCGCCTCGCTCGCACAGTCCACGATCGAAGCATCCATTCGCCGCATGCGCACCACCTTCGGCAAGGTCTTCTATCAGAAGGGGAACTCCACCGATAAGCCCGACTTCCCGGGGGAGACCTATGGCGACACGGCTCGCATTCAGGACCCCTCCACACTCGATATCGTGGCGGAGTGGAAGTGGAACGGCTCCGACTGGGAGCGCGCCCGCGTCTCCGGTGAGCAGATCAGCAACCTCGACGTGGGGCGCCTGACCGCCGGCTCAGCGGCCATCAACGACCTCGCAGCTAGGCGCATTGCTGGAGACATCGGCAAGTTCCTCCAGCTCACCACAGACCAGCTTACTGTCACCGGTAATGCGTCATTCGTTGACCTCACGGCGAAGCACGTCTGGGCGCGCATCGTCAACGCCCGCAGTGGTGAATTCGAGAAGATCAAGGCGGGCATGATTGCTGCCAACGCAATTACGGCAGACAATATCCGTGCCGGGGCGATTGACGGCCAGGTAATCACGGGCGCATCCATTCAGACTGACCGTCAAAACAATCGCGGACTAAAGATCGACAGTAGCGGGATGCGCGCCTACTCCGCCACTGGATGGAAGTCCCTGGACATCGATGCCCACACGGGTGAAATCACCATCAACGGCAGTCTCGGACGCCAAGACTCGTGGTCGAAGGTCTGGTTCAACGACATCGTGTGGGCGCAGACCGGAACCGACATCGCCAGATCGGGGGCGAAGATCGGCTGCGGCCTGGCGTTCAACTCCCTGGAGGACGACTGGGAGGACGCCGCTCTCTTCATCCAGAAGGACTCCCTCACCAATTCACCCTCGATCACGCTCCAGTCGGCAGCTCCAAGAGGTGCTACAGCGAGGCCGTCCCTTATTCTGGGTACTGAGCAGGTGTCCATTAATATCGGGCCTAACGGTGACTGGGGGACGCTGGCGATGAGTAAGTATGGGTTCTCTTCCCGAACCGGCAGTTCCTCCTTCGCCTTCAACGACTCCGGTATCTCCTACCGGAAGACCAACAACAACAACTTCGCCTACTTAGGCTTGGGGTGGGACTTCCTCAGCTTCGCCACGCTGGGGAACAAGAACACGGGGATGTGGGCGACCTCCAATGGATTGGAGGTCGCTTGGAGACTCAACCCCCACATCTACCTGGATAACTCCGGCATCCAGATGACTGGCAACAAGAAGTTCATCATGCCGGTCCCGAAGCTGACCAAGGAGAGGGGCATGTGGCTGTCTCACTCCTGTACCGAGTCCCCCTACGACGGCATCGAGTACTGGGAGAACATCACGCTCGACGAGGCCGGTCACGCCTCGTGGGCGCTGCCAGACTACGTGCCTCGGATCGCCTCGCCCAAGGCCCCCTGGGTCGTCTTCGCCTCGGGAACCGCCTCCGCGGTGCTGGACAGGTACAATCCCGACGAGTGGGTGGTTCGCGTCTCCGGCGATCCTGGCGCAGCCGTGGACGTCCTGGTCAAGGGCGCCCGCATGGTCGATTTTGGAGACGTGGACGCAGACGGCGAGCCGGTACTCCAGGACCACTCCAGGAAGTCCCGATGGAGTCTGCCACCAGACCTCAACGGAGGTGGGGCCCCTGGCGGGGACGATCCGGCCTCAGTGAACGACATGACCCTGCCCGGCACGTACTATGGTCCTGCCACTAAACCAGAAGATTGGAGCAACACCGATGGAACCGCAGAGTAGTCAGGTAGACGCCCTCGCCGTGATTGACGCATTGACACTGGAGGTTGCTGCGCTAACCCGCAGGGCCGTGGTGGCTGAGCAGCGAGTCGTGGCCCTGGAGACCGAGAAGGCCGGAATTAAGGAGAAGAAGTGACGGTAGGAAGTGTGACGGCGCGGATTGCGCGTCGAATCTGCGACCAGGAGGACGTCGGCTACAGCCAGCCGGATCGGCGTACCTGGTACGCTAACGCGAACTGGGAGGGCCATTGCAGCTCTCCCCAGAATGCGGACTGCTCCAGCCTCGCCGCGGGAGCGGTCTGCTATGGGCTGCATGACACCTACGGCGTCCCATGGGGACATCCGGCCCTCCCGGAGATCAACGATCACTGGACTGGGAACCTTCGTCCTGGCCTCGAGGGGCGCGGCTTCGATGAGGTTCCATGGGCTGACGAGAACCTGACTCCGGACGGCGGCTTCCAGGCGGGCGATATCGTCCTGTCCGCGGCGAATGAGGGTGGTGTCGGCCATGTCGTCGTCATCGTTGAGGACGGCTATGACCCGCTCGAGTCGGAGGCATGGATCGCCGAGGACGGCTCGATCGACGGGTACCTGGGGGACCAGACCGGGGGCGAGAC